CAGCATTCTCATTGTACCCACATTCTTTACAGCCTTTTAATTTTTTATAATAACGATACCAATGAGTCCGGCGAGCTTTTACTTTCTCTTGCCAAGTAACGTTTTTCTTCTTTTTTACAATCATTCTAATAACAATGCCATTTCTTCTGCTCTATTTTCAGCGGCTCTTAAAGTTGAAATATTTTTTGACCGCAAAAAAATTACGTTAAACTCATCGACAGCTTCTAAAGAGTAAGTGTCACCTTCTTTATAGACTGTCACTTTACCACCATCATTTTCAATAAAATATTCTGAAATGATAATTCGTGCAGCACTCATTTAATCACCTTTAGATGACTTGGGAGTGTACCATCAATCATGGACTGAAGGTCTGGTTCAGTGTAGTTTGGCCCTTTGAGAACTTTACCATCTTCTCTGAAAATTGGCTTACCGTCTTCACCAAGCTTAGACATATTGCTTCGGTGAACTTCATTGAAGGTCACATCAAGATTGACACCAAAGGCAGCACCAGCGCCGTAGGTGACATAGAGAATGTCAGTCAGAGCATCTACCACGCCGATAAAATCATCTTCGGCAATAGCATCTTTTAACTCTTCAAGTTCTTCTTCGATAAGGTCTACTCGGAGGTATTTGGTTTGAACATCTGGCCATTCAGGTTTCTTTTTTACCTCTTGTCCAAAGATATTCATAAACTCCATTACTTTTTCAAAATTTGTAACTGCTCTCATTATATACTCTCCTATCTTCCAAAAAATTTTGTTTCACTATCATCTTTGCTATCAAAAAAATACCAACAACAATTATCTTTGCCTACAGATTTACTACCTTCGATCCATTTGACTCTACCAATACTGACAATTTTTTTCAGTACAGGTATATAGTCAGAACTTTGTTTAGTATGCATCCAGTCTGCATCAAAAAGTAACCACGTTGGCCTTTCTCTTTCTATAACAAAGTGCCTGATTAGAGGGTGAAGTATCTTCCTGTCCCACGGTGGGTTAGTAATAACTAAATCACCCCTTGGAACAACTTCAGTAAAATCTTTTTTTCTAATATCGTGCCGCCTTGGTTCAATATCATAGGCATCATGGCAAAACCCGCCGACACCTTGTAGGTGATCAATCAGTCTACCATCACCTGCGCATGGTTCTGTGAAGGTGAAATGCTGTGGTAGATGTTTGACTAAAGGTGCTACAGCAGCACGGGGAGTGGGATAAAAATCTCTTTCCACTCTTTCAAAATCACTACGTTTTCCCATTAACTAAAAAAATCCTCTAAGGTTATATGTTTTTCGACAGCATCAATACGAGCTTTTGCAATTTTAAAATACTCTTCGTCTAATTCTATACCAAAAAAGTCCCTATTAAGACTCTTAGAAGCAACTCCTGTTGTCCCACTTCCCATAAATGGATCAAGCACAACATCACCTTCATGACTCCAAGAAATAATGTGGTCATGAGCAATATGATATGGAAATGGTGCAGGATGACCCTTATTACCCTTTTGAGGGCTTATGTCCCATATATTAAACCTCTGGCCAAATTCCTGCACAGGTTTTCCCACAGTTGACACTGACATTGGTTTGAGTGAACCGTCTGCTTGTCGTTTTGTCCCCGCCATTTTTACACCCGCATATTTATTTTTCCGGTCTTGAATAGGATTAAATGTTTTTGGTTTTCCTTTAGAAAACACGAACATATATTCAAACACAGGTGCATATCGGGTAGATAAAGCCCCCACCGCACTAAAGCCCCCTTTATTCCAAATCATCGTATCATGCAGTCTGAACCCACATTCTTTTGCATATAGTGCTTGTTTGAAAGAGGAACCTGTTTCACTCCCTTTTACTGTAGCATCGCCAACTACCCACACTACAACCCCACCCTCTTTAGTTACTCGGTATAGATGATCAATACATTTTTCCCACACACCTTGTCCCCACAAATTATTGTTTCCGTTATAGGTTCGCAAATCATCATAAGGTGGGCTTGTGACGGTCAAATCCACTGAATTGTCATCAATTTCCTTGAGTTTATCAAGACAGTTGCCCAACATCAATTTCATGCAAAAAAATCCTCAAGTGTTACTGTCTTCTCGACTTCCCACCCAATAGCATCAAGTATCGCTCTGATTGGCTCAACAAAGGTTTTATTGAATTGCTTTTCATAATCGACGTATTGATGCAAATTAAACTCTGGTGGTAAAATCATAGGATAAGAAATAATATTTTCTTTGATAGGGTTTGGCATCTTTAGATACACAAACTTAATCTTTTCTCCGTTTTGTATCTGTTCATACTGCTTTTCCAAAGAATGTTTTTGAATTTCATTATTATAAAGGATTGCTCCCCTAACATGTATGGGACAACCCTTTTTATAGACCCGTTCTCTATCACGCCAGTCAACCACGTTAGAAACGCCTCTGGGGAAGCTTATGTCTTCCGGGGGTAATTGCTTAAACTCATCCCTAAAGGCCGCTATGAAGGCTTGTGTGCGTTCCTCATCCCCTTCCATGATGATTTTGAAGGCTTCCTTGAATTTATCTCGAACAATCATCGGAGTAGATGACTTAATTGCCTCAATACCCATGATCTTCATCTTGGGTTCTGTGTATCGAATACCTTCATTATCTAGGACATTAAGGATGTAGCGCTTCTTAGCTGTCCAAACTCCCCGGTCAGCAATCACTTCCCGTTCCATGTCCATCCGGTTTTCTTTGCAGTTCATGTACTCAAACAATTCTGCATAAGCTTTCTTGAGCATTGGCTCAAAATAGTCTGAACCAGCCTTTGACAAAAAGTTCACAGGATCATTTGGCTTAAACTTATCAATGAAAGGCTTCATGTTGACATACAAAGAGTCGGTATCAATTGCGATCACATAGTCATCTTCGGCCTCACAGATTTTGGACATGGCTTTGTTCATAGCCCGTTCTGCCCAAAGAATGCACAATTGGCCACTGTAAGTGATAGCCTCTGCAATCCGCTGGTCAAAGTAGTTGAAGTATTGGTTGCCCAAAGCACCATAAAGGCTGTTCATCAGAATTTTAATGGACATCTGCTGGTTCTCAAGATGCTCAATCTCTTTTTGAACCTCGTAAGAGTCACTGTCTTGCTGCCGTTGTTTGGCCTCAATCATCTTACCCTTAATTACTTTACGTTCTGCATAGTAATCTTTTACAATCCTTGGTAGTACACCAACCTCAGATGTATCAAAGACAACACCATTAGCGCCAGCCGTTTGATTTTCCTTGAGTGTTATAGGGGTTTTATCAAGACAAGATTGTACAGTTACTCCCGACTTGAAATCATCAGCAATGGTTTCTGGTGACATATTCCACTGTACCAGAATGTTTGGATACAGGGATGCAAGGTCAAAGCTACAAACCCAATCATACATACCGGGAGTTGGCTCTTTGACATATGCGCCCGGATATTTCTTTTTGTTCTTATCTTTTTTCAGAGGCGGGACAATCTTCCGAGACATAAGGTCACGATAGATAATAGTTTCCCATATGCCTGTAGTGCCGAAAGTGTCTGAATAATTACACCCCGCTTTATATGCCATGGTCATGGCCAAGGTGATAAGTCCAAGCTTGTCTTCCATACGGTCCACAAGCTCAACGTCTTTGATGTTATAATCTACAAACTTTTGGAAATCATGTTTGTAGAGAGAGTGGAGTGAGCCATACTCTTCATACGACAGCTTCTTTTCACCTAAGACAACATGAGCAATGTGGTCCAGCTTATAGGACTCTTGAGTGCCGTATGTGTATGCAAACTTTTGGAATAGGTCTAGGTAATCCATTTGCTGGATACCCGTCACCTCATAAGCCGTTTGTTCTCTATTGTTTTTGTAGACCTTGCGCTCTTTCAGGTGTAGCCATGGAGACAGTTGCTTTGCTTTGTCTTCACCTAAAACCTTGGTGATACGGTTCACCAAATATGGAATATCAAAGAATGTTGTGTTCCAGCCAGTAACTACATCAGGGCAGTTGCTAGGATTGCTCCAGAAAGCAAGAAAAGATAAAAGTAATTCATATTCATCTGCGCACTGATAGTATTTTGTTTTGGCGTTTGCAGGTTCATAATCGCCCATGCCCCAAACCCAAAATAAACCATCAATGTTATTTTTTGTAGTGATAGTAATGACGGGATAATTGGCAGCATCTGGTTCAGGGAATCCATCGTCGGAAGCCACCTCAATGTCAATTGTGGTCGTGTTGATGCTTTCACGATCAAATCTAATCTGGTTAGGATATACATCATAAATCCACTGAGCAGCATGATTTGTATTCCCCACCACCTCAAAATTATCGACTCCCTTGTATTGCTCAAGGAAGTTGCGAGCCTCTTTGCCCGACTGAAAGGTGACTGGTGAAACTGGTTTGCCACTTAGTGATCTCCAATCTGTCTTATCTTTTGTAGGAACAAAGTAAGTTGGCTTAAACTTAATTCGTTCTTGAATTTTCTCACCGTCTTTGTAACCACGCACTAAAATGCTGTCACCTAAACGGTTTACCGATGTATAAAACTGCATCAAAACCTCTTTATAATATGACAGATATTATACGCCTTGAGTGTATTTTTGTCAAGAAAAAGGGTGGCCGAAACCACCCTCTTATTTATTGGTATTGACGTGAATCAAGCCAGTGTCGCCCATTAATCTGGTATGGCGCTTGACCATACATGATCAACTTTTGACGATTCTCAAGATCGACAAGATCAACTGAGCCGGAAAGATATCTTTCTTCATCAGACATACTTGCACGATTTATGAATTTAGTGAGTAATTTTGTAAATGACTTTATCATAACCATCCCTCTTCAATTGTTGAGCGATATCATATTGGCTTAAGCCAGTAGAATATTCGTTCTTAATATATCCAGCTACACCGTAGTAAGCTGATTCGAGTCTGGCTTCGATAAGTCTAGCCCACAGTTTCCGTAAGAAGTTCAGCATTTTTTGTTACCTCGCTGCGATTATTGATTGCAATTTTGCGAGGCTTCTTCTCTTCGGGCAGCACGACTTCTAAATGAATTCCTAGAATGCCGTTCTCCAGAGAAGCTCCTGTAACTTGTGTGTATTCAGACAGTCTAAAAGACCGATGGAACTTACGGGTGGAAATACCTTTGTGAACAAACTCCAAACCTCTTGGGGTATGGTCGCCGTTCACATGCAGTACACCATCTTTTAATTCTACCGAAAGCTCTTCTTCCTTGAAACCCGCAGTTGCGATTTCGATACGATACTTCATATCTTCGTCTTTAATAATATTGTGCGGAGGATAATGGTCAGTAGCGTGCTTGGTCATTTCTTCAAGCTCGTTGAAGATATGGTCAAAACCTACGAATGCGGCCCGAGGAAAGCGAGCGAACTTTTGATTATTTGTCATCTGAATTCTCCTAATTAAAGCAAGAAATATGGACCCATGATTGGCATCCACTAGTATTTATAGGAAATATTCCGGTATTTTATGCAAAAGACTTTTTAAGCTTACCATAAAATCCGCAGGTAATGCGTTCTTCACTCTTAACAATGACCCGATGAGTCACAGGTTCAGGCATCAAAATCATTTCCCCTGTTTTTAATCCAATCGGGTCAAAGCCTTGGCTTTCCCATACTGACTCACCAATAAGATTAAGCCCAAAAACATAGTGCGCTCTGTCTCTATGCCACCCTAAGCCGGGGCTATCTGTATTCGAACCACTAAAGAACATAGTGATTTCAGTATTATCAAGAAAATTCTTTTCGATAAATTCTTGTATTTCTTCTAAAATTTTAATCTTACGCTCTAGATTGCGATAATTAACTTTCATCAAACTATCATCAACAATCTCAAATTTAAAATTATCTTTAGGCTCCCAAGCAATATCCCAAAGATCAAATGTATCAACTTCTTCTAGGTGGATTTTTGTTTTTAATTTAACAGGCATGCCTTTACGAATAGCATCCTTTATTAAAACAAAATCTTTATCCAGCATAAAATAAAATTTACTTCCCGATATTATATTTTGGACAAAGTTCCCAAGCGTCCTTTTCTTTGAATGGCAAAACTTTAATCTGCCGTAAAGGTGCCACATCTTTTGCAGCATCTTTATTCACAATTGTGACCAAACCCCAATCGGATAATAAAGTAGCAATTGTGTTTCTGCGCTGAATGTCCGACTGTTCTAAAGTAGATTTATTACCATCAAGTAAAAATAATTCTTTAAAGTGCGTAATAAAGTATCGACCTTGTTTGTGCAGAATGTGGCAAGACTGATAAAGCTTTTTATCTTTTCGAGACGCAATGCCAATACGAGTGAGAGTTTCTTTTACTTTAAGGAAATCATCTGGTTCATTCAGTGTGATTTCCAACATTTGGTCTGGTGACCATTCAACTAGGTTCACCTCTCTTTCTTCCACCATGATCT